GCTTGAATCAATAAATGTACCCTCAAGGTCTTTAGTTTCTTTTTCTGTAAGGTGGTATTCAGCTATTAATTTCTTCAAATTTTTCCTCAACAAGTTTAAATAGTAAATCAGGATAAACATCATAATCTGTTTGCGTTAAGATGTTTTCCATCATTATTATCATTTCTTTTTTCTTCTTATCGGCAAAAGCCAACAACAAATATTCTATTTCAGTTTCTTCAATAACACCTTCATTTTCATCAGGTGTTAAATCAAAAAGTGCTTCTTGCTCACCCATTAAAAAGGCAAGCCATCATTTTTTTGTGGTGCGTCGTATTGCGGATCATTGGTTTCATTAAAATCTTTTTCAGGTTTCCATTGATCTTCATACACATAATGCGTCACACCCTTTTCGGAAGGTTCTTTCCTTCTTGCTATAATTAAGTTCGCCCAATCACTGCCACTTTTAAATTTTAGCTCTTCAAGTTCTTTGATTAAATCATCAATTTTTGCTGAAACTTTTAAGAGCTTCCCTCCGTTATCAAATACTTTCTCTTTTATTATAAATCCGTTAATATAGTTTTTTTCCATTTTTTACTCCTTTTATTTGTTTTAAATGTAAATCCCTACCCTTGAAGTCTTTTTTAGAATGAAAATAATCTGCCATATTTTTATTGTAATCATCAAGTGTAATTTGCTTGTTTTTTATTTTTACCCAATTTTTTAATATGGTTTTTATAAAGACTCGCCACTCAGATTTTCCATTTGAACTTGATTCGGCAGCTTTAAGCTCTTTCATGTTTTTTTCATTTTGTAATTGTTTTCTACAATTGTCTAAATGCCGTTTTAACATACCAAGATTAGGCAAAGATTTTGGGTAAATCTCAAGCATAAAAATTGGTAGAGCTTTTTTATACACTCGCGTATCGTACTTCATAAAAAGTTCTTTTAATTGCTTAGCGTAACTTGCGTTTGCTGGCATATTAAATGTTAAGAATAAATCCCGAACCCTTAACTCAGCTTCATTACTTGAACATGCCACTATAATCCTCCGTTCCGTTTTTTCTAAAGTTATCATTTCTCAGCCAATTCCTAAATGCTGACCTGTAATTTACATACTTTTTGCCTTTAGATTCAAGGTAATCTTTCCAATGCTCAAATTCTTTTTTTACATCCCTGTTTTTAAATTTTTTTTGTAAATCTGGAAGCAGTTTTTCTATTTCTTTTAATTGTTCTTGTTTTTTATTTTTATTTTTATTTTTATCTTTAAGGGTTTTTAAAGGGTTTGAATACCCTTTGTACAGCTCATATTTACTTAAAATTTTAATTACAGAAGCGTGTGGTCTAATGTTTTCACTAAGTTCGCCATATTGGTATTCAATAAATTTTGGTACAAACCATTTATCTCTTTTGAAGGGGACTATCTTTTTGTGAAAAGTGTTTAGTATTTTTTCTTCTGTAAGCTCAAAGTTTAATTGAAAAGATGCCCTGTCAACGTCTACATCCCATATACCTGCGTGGTCACAATCGGTCAATAAGTAAATCCAAAATAATTTCATATCAGGCTCTAATTGCCTTATCCATTTTTTTCTAAATAAATTTGTGTCTATAAATCTTTTAGCCATTACCACCCACTTTTTCTGCTAAAGCGTTAGCGTACTTGACAGGCAATAAATAACCCCTAGAATCTGGGGTAGTCACAACCCTAAATTCACTTTTTTTAAGAACCCTCTGCAAACACCTTTTGCCAAAAACCCAATATGTATCTTCATCACCAATTAAAAATAACCAAGTATTGTCATTGTTATATATTCCACTTTTATACCATTCACCATTTTTAGCTTTTGTTTCTA